CAGCCGCAGCCTGCAAGAACACCGCGTTTGGATCTGGCTGCTGATTCTGCATCGCCGCCATCATTTCCTCTGCCTCGGCCTCTGTGGGCTGCACAACGCCCATTCTGATCAGCTTCTGACGGAAGAAGTCACGAACCTCACTGATACCTTCTCCCTCCATATTCATCATCGCCATCGAGCCTAAAACACTTTGCATCTCAGGGTCGCCAGTGATCTGCATCATCCCGGTCAAGGCTCTAACTGTCGCACTGCGCTTGCTAGACGATGACGGGCCAACGTCAACGTCAACGTCAAAGCTTGCCTTGGTGAGATCGTTCTCGGTGATCACCTCGCCAATTTCGCTGATCGCCGGGGTCATCAGGGTGATCGAGTCAACCGTATCGGTCACATCGATGACCTTCATCCTGCGCTCTTCTTCAACGTACAATTCTTTTGCCATGCTCAACCAAACTTGACCACAGCGCCGCATGGCCTTGGAAAAGTTGGACATATAAATAAACGTCTGCATGTCTAAACGCGTCTGGATCAGCTCTACGGCCTTACCACTAAGGTTTGACGCCATCTCATCGCCCTGATTCTGGTTGCCCATTATCTCAAGCATGTCCTGCTCGGTAACTTGCAAAAGCGCAGCCAGTGTCGGCGGAATAGCGGGTGGCTTAGTGTATCCAACCGGACCCGCAATCGCCTGCTGACCATTGGCGTCAGTGATTGGGTTTACCAGCAGGTAAGGGTAGTCAACCAAGTTATCTTCTGACCACATCACCTGATGACCGGCGACCTGTTCCGGTAATAGGATTGGTTTTTCAATGCTTGACAGTGCTGAGATCTCTGCGAGCTTGGATAGCTGCATGTTCTTCAGCCGCTGTGCGTCCTTAGCCAAACGAACGTGTCCCATGCACCGCTCGACGTTGTCTATATACCATCTCTTTCCAAAGGTCGGGATGATTGGGATGCACTTACCAGCGATGTACCCGCAGTCCTCAAGGATCTTCGCGCCAGACATAACGTATTTGTGAACTTTTTTCTTCTTGACCCGCTTCTGACGAACCTCGCGGGTTCCAACTGCTGCGAGCATTTCTTCTAGCTGCTCATCTTCTTTGAAATCAAACGTGGTGTACCGTTCTTCGGATCCGTCTAGCGTCTCAAAGATTCTGACCGTCTCGCTGATCGTCTCGACCTTGTAATACTCGGCAACGTAAACAACGTCAGGAGTCAGCCAGTCGAACTCTGATTGGTGAACCGTCTTGGGCCAGCTTGCCGGGTCATCACCATAGGTCTCGATGTATGATTCATGGGTCATCGCGCTGATCACAAAACATTCAGTGGCGTCAGCCTTGTCCTGACGCTTGGCGTTCAGGTCAAAGAATACTGAGGTGTCCGCATCGTAGATCGGCTCCATGCGGATCCGCTGCCGGTCATCTTCGTCGTTCTCCTCGTCCTCGTAGCAGGCTCTCAGCCTCCACGCACCAAAGCCACCACCGACAGCCTCCTCGAAGGCATTGTCGTATGCTTCGTTCGCGGTGGAATCCTTCTCATCCGCCCGGTACAGGCCATCACAAACCTCAGCCAACTTATCATTCGGCTGACCATCTTTCGATGTGAAGTCAACCGTGACCCGGTTGTTGCGGTACTCGTTGATGATCCGAATGACCGATAGCGCAATCTTGTTAACCTCAAGCTTAGGCTTGTTTTCAAACTGGCTGCTCAATGGGCCTTCCCACTGGGCACCGTTGATGCTGTAAAACCGGCGGTCTTGCAAGCACTGTAAACGCTCGTCACGCAGCGCAGACTGGATGGTGTTAAAAGATTTGAGTGCGTCAGCGTGTACGTTGGATAGCCGCTGATCGTTTGTCATTCGAGCCATGATTTGTCCTCGGTTGTCAAGACCATTATCTACCAGCGATTAGCGGTTGGCAATGGCACAAAATCTTGGGCTGGCGTGACCGGATTGGCTCGCCTAATGCCCTCGCAAGCGTATCTTAGCGCGTCGATCACATGATTCTTCTTGTCCTCAAGAATCGGCAGCACCTGATTGGTTGATGGGTCGGTCTTGTAGCTGTACAGCATCAGCTCGTCGATTGTGTGAACACACCTTGGGTGAACCACGATATCGTATGACTTCAGCCACTCGATGCCCTCCTCGACGGACTTCGGACCCTTCACCGCTGACATGATCTTAGGGAACCCGTTTCTACGCATGTGACTAATCGTCTCAGGTCTCGCGCTATCAGCCACGATGGGCCACCTTTCAGCTTCAGGGATCTGCATGAACAGGTCAGGCGTGTCAGTGATCTCACACCCCACCATGTACGCCTCATGGTCAACGTAGAGCTTCCTGCCAGCGATATGGCACCGAACCAATACGGTTGGGTCAACTGCGAAGCCCCAGTCTGCACCAAGCCTGTGGATCGCCTCATCTGGTGCATCAAACTCCTCAATGCACCAATTTCTGAACACCCGGGATTGGCTGTTTTGCAGATACGCACCCCGCCAAACGTGCTGGAATTTGTCAGGATCCCGGCGCATGTCGTACTCCATCTCATCGGAAAGTACGTCAGGGAACCAAGGATTCTGCTGATAGTTCACCTCAATGACGGTGGACTGAGGCGGTGGATTGTCACCACGCAACAACCAGTTGACCGGGTCCGTTTCGTTTCTGGGGTTCCAAGTGAACCAGAGTTCGCTGCCGGGCTTTCGTATCGTCGGCCTGAGCAGATCTAGGGACTGCTGGCTGAGGCTTTGCGCTTCTTCGACCCAAGCCCGATCATAGCCCTCAAGCGATTTTATTGAGTCTGCGGTGTGATTTTGCATACCTTGGAAGATGATCCGCCCGGATCCGCGCCTAGATTTGATGACCGCGTCTTGAACCTCAAAGAACTCACCCGCGTTCAGCTCTTCGATCTTCAGCTCAAGCAGCCGTTTGACGGATTGGTTCAGGGACTTTTGAATTTCACGAACGCAAACCGAACTCTGATTCGGATTCATGATATGCTCTTCGATCAGCATCTCAGCGAACATATGCGACTTGCCCGAGCCTCGACCACCAAACGCGGCCTTGTAACGACAGGGTTCAAACAGAGGCAAAGCCCACTCAGGCGTCTGGATTTCCAGCGTTTTATTTTTTAAGGATGACACGCTCGATCCTTTGGATTGAAACGGGAGCCTGCTCGTCACCGCTTAACTCAAGCTTGTCGCCGTATTTTTTAGGTGCCAGCTTACTGAGCAACCACTTACGAGTATCAACCCTAAGTCGCTGCTTCTGAACCATCGCGCTGTCAACTTTGCCCTTACCGGTCGGGATTAGATCCTCATCGGCAATCAGCATGATGTCATCAGCGATTTTGTCGATCATCGCAGCTCTCGCGTGTGCGTAGTGTCCGGATAATTCTTGATCTTTATCAACCCAATCCAAAAAGGTTTGCCTAGCGACTCCTGCCATTTGCGAAGCCTGTCTTAAGCTCTTGCCCTCTCTCATTTGAGTTAGGACTTCAGTAATCTTCTTCTGTTTGTCTGTCTTCGTTGTCATGTTCACTCTCTTTGATTTTTGCTCTGTACGTTTTGATCAACCCCTTCAGGTCATCAATGGTGTACTTCACAGGAGGGTGAGGCCCCTCCAGCCATTTTACGTTATCTTCACCGATTCGGTAAATCAAGCGTGGTCGGTACTGGTCAATTGCCCCAGATTTGAAATTATTACACTGCGCGCACTGTTTGTGTACGTTTAGTGGTTCAAACCTGAGCTCTGGGTGACCTCCCGCCGTTTTGTAGTGCCCCGCATGAAACTGACACGGGCCTCTGGTTCCGCAGCTAATGCAGGGCTGTTTGTCATCACGAAGCCGAATCCATTGGTTAAACACCTCTTGGGCCTTCTTGACCCAGTAACTTCGATCCTTGTCCCGGACCCGTTTCTTCATCTCCCGGGTCTCGGCCCTTTGTTTCTTGGCCTTTTCGGTGTTAACCAGATCAATTGAACACGTTAGGCTGCACACCTTTTGCATCGGTCGCCGGGGTTCGAAGGGTTCCTTGCAGGCTTTGCACTTTTTCACCCGAACATCTCGTCTGTGTTGGTCAACACGAACCCTTCGGACTCCAGCCAAAACCTTACCGCGTCAAGCCACTCGACCATTTGTTTTTTGTTGAAGGCACTGCTAACCGGGAACTCCATCGGCTCGACCATCAGCTCGCGCTTCACCTCATAACTTAATGGTTTGACAATGCGGTCGTATTTTTCCTTGTAACTTTCTGAATCCCTCCTGAGAATCGGCACACCAAAGTGTAACTTAGCGTAGCTCCGGTACTCCCAAGCTTTCCACGTTCCCTGCTTCTCGGCATCACGAAACCATTGCCATACCATCCTATTCTGCATGGTGG